AGGCTGGCCAGAGAAGACCTACACCCTAGAAGACTACCGCGAGGGTCAACGCGTCGGCATCATGACGGGCACCGAAGTATCGCCTGGGCGCTTCCTGCATGATGTGGATATCGACTGGGCGCCCGGTAGTCTTATTGCTCAAGCGTTGCTCCCGATTACAAGTTTTGTATTCGGGAGGCAAAGCAAGAGAGTTTCTCATTGCTTCTACACCACATCTGAACCTATCGCCAGCTACAAGTACGAAGACATTGATAAGACGTGCTTGATAGAACTCCGTGGCACGAAGGTCGATGGTGATGTAGGACTGCAGACCATGGCTCCGCCTTCGGTATGGACGAAAGGTAATCAGCGCGAACCCCTCACGTTCGTGCGGTTCGGGGGTCCATCACACGTTGAAGCAAGCACACTGCTCAAGCAGCGCGTGTGCCTCTCTGCTATCGGCATGCTGCTCGCCAAGCACTTCGGGGTGAATGGGTTTGGTCATGAGCCACGTTTGTGCTGGGCGGGCTTTCTCCTGCGTGCAGGGATTGGTATTGATGATCTGGTGCTGATGGGCGATGCCATCTCACGCCACTGCAACAATACCGAGGTGACTGATGTTCGCCGCGTGCTGGAGTCTACCGCAGCATCTCTGGCGCATGACGGGAAGAAAGTGAAGGGCGGACCTGCACTTGCCAAACTCTTTGGTGTGAGCGGGAAGGCCATCATCGGCCGAATCAATGAATGGTTAGGCAGAGACAGTGATTTTATTCGGGTCGATGGGAAGATTGTTGCCAAGAACCAAGAGAACATTCGGCGTGCTGTGGAACTCCTCGGGCATGACCTGAGTTATAATGAGTTCTCTGACAAGATGCTCGTGGATGGCAAGCCGATGGAAGACCGCGAAGTGAATAACATGCTCACTCGCATTGAGATTGAATACAAATTCCAACCACCAGAGAATTACTTCGAACGTGTCATTAAGTTCCTGGCATGGTCGAAGCCGTTTCATCCCGTTAAGGAATTTCTTAATTCCTTAACGTGGGACGGTGTAGAGCGGGCAGATCGATGGCTCATTGTATCTGGTGGTGCCGCAGACACGGCGTATGTGCGTGCAGTCTCTTCTATCATGCTGATTGCCGCTGTGAGACGCATTCGCCATCCTGGCTGTAAGTATGATGAGATGGTCGTGTGGGAAAGTGAGCAGGGTAGTTTGAAGTCCAGTGCTGCACAGGCACTGTGCCCCGAGGCTTCGTGGTTCTCTGATGATCTGCCGTTGAACTTGAAGAGTCAACAGTTGATTGAATCCACACTCGGGAAGTGGATTGTAGAGGCATCAGACTTAGCAGGGAAACGCAAGACTGAGATAGAACAGTTGAAGGCGATGCTATCCCGACAGGTAGATGGCCCTGCACGCATGGCCTATGCACACTTCGCAGTGGAACGCCCGAGGCACTTCATTATCATTGGCACTACCAATTCAACCGCATACTTGGTAGACCCGACAGGTGGCCGCCGTTTCTGGCCTGTGCCTGTGATGCGTTTTGATGTGGAGTGGATTAAAGCTAATCGCGATCAGCTATGGGCAGAAGCATGTGTGAGAGAAGCCGCAGGAGAATCTATTCGTCTGCGTGAAGAGTTGTGGCCTGTGGCTGCAGAGCATCAGGAAGCACGACGAGAAGTTGACCCGTGGGAGGGGTTGATTCGTGATGCGCTGTTGGCTATTGAACCAACATTGGATGATAAGCGCCGTATCTCCTCGACAGGTGTGTGGGAGATTTTGAATATTGCTGTGGAGCGCCGAGATAGAACTGGCTCACTACGCATTAGTGACATCATGCAGCGGTTAGGGTATAAGCGTACGACGGTGAGAATAGATGGTAATGAGCCGCAGGCAGGCTATGTGACCGCTGATGCTTCTAAGTTGGTGCTTAAAGTCGCAGGGGAAGTAGAGACAGTGACGCGGGAACCGGGGGATGAGCCTCCTTTTTAAGTGTTGCTGTAATCTTGTTACATCAATTACAACAGTTACAAGTGCAGGATGTGAGTCCGGGGGGCTCACGTCTTGTAATTGTAATCGGATGTAACCGGGCCACGTTGGAGTGCTCTGTGGTATATGCCTTCTCTATACCCTATACCCTTTATAAGAGACATATTACATAGATTACATCAATTACAACCAGACCATTCCCCTATGAAAAGCTCGGTAAGCGTACGTGTAAGCGTTCTCCTTCGGGAATTCCGGAACGGTTACAACTCATCAAACTTCACAAATCTTTTAACCGATTCTTATAGACAGGCCAGTAAAAGTGTGTCTACTCTACAATCACGGTGGAAAAAGTCCAGACACTGGCAGAATTTCTCGGGACCATCGATCCTCGGTGCCCCGAAGTGCTTCCTGCACCTTCCTCTTCTCACAAACTTACTGCTAAAGAGTTCGCGCGCGGTGTGCTCAACACCACTGAATACCGCGAATCACTCCTGCGACGTGTCTTACTGGATGAACTCCCGCCGGCTGTGGAACTCTGGTTACTCAATACGGCTCATGGTAAACCTGTTGAGCGTGTAGAAGTCACCGACGTTCCACAAGACTTAGATGATCTGTCCATTGAGCAACTCGAGGAGCGCGCTCTGCGCACACTGGAGTTTGTTCGACGACACCGTCAGGAAGATAACCCCGCAGATTCTTCCATTCATTGAATACTGTCCTTGCCCCACCGGCGACCCTCGAACAGGCCGCAGCGGAGCTATCCGCAATAGAGCAAGTTATTCTACGTAAGCGCTTTCTTCAGCATAAGAACATTCCTGCTGTCTTTCATCCCCTACTGAAACCTTCACGCTATAAGGGTGTGTATGGCGGACGTGGTGGCGGGAAGTCTCATGTCTTTGCTGAACTGTTGTTAGCGCGCTGCTACACCAAACAGACCCGCGCAGTATGCGTGCGAGAATTCCAGGTCACACTCGAACAATCTGTCAAGCGGTTACTAGAAGACAAGATAGAAGAGAATGCCCTTGGTGCCTACTTCAAAATCTTCAACAACTATATCGAGACGCCGAAGGATGGGATCATCATCTTTCAAGGTATGCAGAACCATACCGCTGAATCGATCAAGTCGCTTGAAGGCTATGATGTGGCGTGGGTTGAAGAGGCGCAGTCACTCTCAGAACGAAGTCTGACCTTACTGCGTCCTACTATCCGCGAACCGGGCAGTGAATTGTGGTTCTCATGGAACCCCCGGAACATCACGGATCCTGTTGACCAGTTGCTGCGTAGTGAGAACACCCCGCCTGACTCGATTGTCGTGCAATCCTCTTATCAAGATAACCCATTCTTTCCTGATGTCCTGCAGAAGGAAATGGAGTGGGATCGCTCACGTGATATTGAAAAGTATGATCATGTGTGGCTGGGTGGATATGAGAAGCACAGCGAGTCACGCGTCTTTAAGAATTGGACCATAGAAGACTTTGAAACGCCTTCTGATGCGTCATTCTTACTAGGCGGTGACTGGGGCTATAGTGTTGATCCTGCCTGCATGGTGCGGTGTTATCCACGAGAACGAAAACTGTTCATTGATGCAGAAGCTTATCAGATAGGGTGTGAGATTGATTATCTGCCTACTCTGTTTGATGGGTTGGTGTGTGGGTGCGTGCCTGAGAAAGATGGCACAGTGCTCCGCCCTTGCAGATTTCCAGAGCGTCATGGATCAGCACGTCAGTGGGTGAGTATTGCTGATAGCCAGCGCCCTGACACTATCTCTTACATGCAGCGTCATGGTTATCCACGCATGCAGGCTGCTGTGAAGGGTGCGAATAGTGTCAAGGAAGGGATCATCTTTCTTCAAGGGTATGACATTGTCGTGCACCCTCGGTGCACCCACACGATCAATGAGTTGACGCATTACTCGTATGTGGTGGATAAGTTGACAGGGTTGGTGACACCGATTCTTGAAGATAAGAAGAATCATGTGATTGACTCTTTACGCTATGCAGTAGAGAAGCTGCGTACGCCTGAAGTCTTTGTCCCGAAGTTTGTAACATGGTAACCGCTTTTGTAGTAGTGGCATTGTTCATTGGTTTGTTGTTGATCTATGTATGGGCATTGCAAGATAGGGTAGAAAGTCTTGAGCGTCGTCTTGCAAAACTTAGTGTAGAAGTAGGGTCTTCTCTGAGTGAATGATGCAGCACCCTCGACGACTACCTCAGAGCAAGACCGTAAGTCAGCAGGACAGCGGCGGGTCAATATCATATGGGAAGTCACGCAGGCAGCGATTGCATGGGGCGCAGTTGGAACTATCTTGTTTGTGGCGGCACGAATTGCTTTACTGGCCATACAGGTAGATGTTTCTGACAAGCAGTTATCTCTTTCGATCACTGCGTTTCTCTTGCTGAGTAACTTAGGGTCACTGATCATTGGGTTTTATTTTGGACGCACTAATCATCAACGCAGTGGCGGAGTGGGCGGAGATAGTGCAGGCGAACGATGACTGATCTACCGCCTGAAATTCGTGCCCTAGGTGAAGGGTTGCCTGCTGAATTGCGGGCAGCTACTGAGTCTATTGCGTTAGCACGCTTTCAGTTTGCCCGACAGATCGGCATGACGCATGAAGGTGCGCGTGATGTCTATACGGTGCTTGGCTATGATGCAGACATCACCACTGAACAATACCGTGACCTGTATCGTCGTGGTGGGATAGCAGGGCGTGCCGTAGATGCCATTGCGAAAGCAGTGTGGCGTGGTGACGGTGAGTTAGTAGAAGATGAGAATGTTGAAGTCGAGACTGAGTTTGAAAAAACTTGGTTCGAGATGAATGACAGGTTGAAGATTTGGTCAACACTGCAGCGCACGCATATCCTGGCGTCACTGAGTAGTTTCTCAGTGTTGTTGCTGGGCACTGGTGGTGACTGGACAACTGAACTCCCGAAGGGGCGTGGGCAGAAGGACTTACTGTATATCCAGCCCTTCGGTGGAGGCGTGACCAATGAGGCAGTAGGGCTGCGTGGTCAGAAGACCAGCCAGAGCATCACGTTTGGTAGTGATGTGATGGTGGCGTCATGGGAAGAGAACGTCAATAGTCCACGATTCGGGCAGCCGAAGACATACAACCTACGCCGAACTAACGTAGTAACCACAGAACTATCCAAGCCTGTGCACTGGTCGCGGATCATTCATGTGCCCTCGGAAGGGTTCCTCGATGATGCGGTGTTTGGTCCGCCTGCATTAGAAGGGGTGTGGAACTACTTTCAAGATCTACTGAAGGTTGTAGGCGGCGGCTCTGAGATGTTTTGGCTTGGTGGTAATCCCGGCATGCACTTGAACATGGATAAGGACATGACGTGGCCGGGCACCACTGCAGCAGAGCAGGAAGCGAACGCAGCGGCACAAGTGGCCGCTATGAAAGAAAAGGCGGACGAATACCGCCATCAACTGACACGCTGGTTACAAACACGCGGCGTGGAAGTTGACATGCTGCAGGGTAAGACAGCCGACTTTAGTAACAACGCAAAACTCCTTCTGAGTTTGATTGCAGGCACGCGGGGTATTCCTGTTCGTATCTTGACAGGGAGTGAACGCGGCGAGCTCGCCTCCTCAGAAGATAGACAGAACTGGACAGACATTGTTACCGACTGCCGCACAGGGTATGCGCATCCTGTCATTCTGCGTCCATTCATTGAACGACTGATTCAGTATGGCTACATGCCACAGCCGAAAGAGTGGGTGCCGAAGTGGCCTGAGTCAGGCGGGATGAGTCAAACAGAGAAACTCACTGCAGCGGAAACCATGACGAAGTTGAATGACCATGGGCAGATCGTGGTCACTGGGAATGAAGTGCGGGAGTTCCTCGGGAAAGAACCTCTTGAAGATGATGAGATTGTGGCGATTCAAGAACTGAACGCGCCTGCACCTATCGCGGCGGTGCCTCCTACTAACCCTGATGAAGAACAGGAAATTAGCAAGCTCGAGGCAGCGCTTCGACAGAGTGGCGGTAAGTTGACGATTGAGATGAATTCATGAGCGAAGTAGCTGAAAAGAAATTGCCGCCAGCGTCAGTGACACCAAGGCTGGGAACCGATGCTGCCCCGGCATCGGACTCGGTGGGCAAAAACCTGGCGGCAATGAAGTCTGAGAATGAAACATTGAAGACTACGCTTCTTCTTATTCTGGCAGAGCCTTACGGCTGCCCCGCCTGTGATTCAGGTAAGTTGCGTAGTCACAAACCACACTGGGATCAGTGTGGATTCGGTAAGGCACAAGCATTGTTGGGTGTGAAGTAATGGATTGCCATTGCTCTCCGCGTCTTGGACCTAGACCTGAAGATGATGTGGAGTTAGATCAGCGGCGAGCGCGGTTCTTTGCTGGGTTAGTTGTAGATATGCAAGAAAGAAGGAGTAAGCATATGGCAGTTCGAGCAAAGGTGCGATGCACATCATTGGCTGGTAACTGGGTGCACTTTGATACAGTCTATGAGCCTGATGCAGCGAAGGACACTGAGAATGCACGGTTCACAAAGGCAACTCCTGGCGGAACTATTCAATTGATGATTAACAACCCTGTCGCGAGAGAGCAATTTGAACAGGGCAAGTCATACTACGTTGATTTTACTGCGGCTGAATAACATGGGTCTCGCAGTCAGAATGTCCGCTATGTGGCCGACCACATCACGATCAGTGGCCACACTTGTGGTACGTCTGACTCGGTCTAAGCGCACACCTATTGTGGATGCTGCCGCGAAGTATGAGCCTCGAGTAAAGAGATTGTTTCTGCGCACTGCCAGAGAAGCACGCGCCGCTGTGCCCATGGCAGACCTTGAACATGTCTTGAGCCTCGGGCATCCTGGCACAGGTGCTCCGCTCTATGTCTTAGAAGAGGCACTGAAGGTCTGGGAGCGTGCCTTACTCGGTGATGGTGTGGAGGCTGCGCCTGTTGATTGGTTTCGCGCGGCTGCAGCAGCGATTCAGACTGATCTACCAAGTATCTTGCATCAGGTCTTGGTATCAGGTGCTAGAGCAGGCACACCCATTCTGAAGATGGCATTTGATGAAGCGAATCCCGAAGCCATCATCTGGGCACGGCGCCATGCTGCAAAGTTAGTGACGGACATTACTAGTGAAGCACGACGTGCTATTCGAACTGTAGTGGCTGAGTCCTTCGATAAGGGAATGGCTCCACGAGAGCAAGCGAAGTTGATTCGGCTGTCTATTGGTTTGACTGAACGAGATGCTGGCGCAGTGATGAAGCGTCAACTGAAGATGCTCGCGGATGGTATAAACCCCCGTACAGCGACAGCGAGAGCTGCGAAGTATGCTGACCAACTAGTCCGTTCGCGAGCACTCACTATTGCACGCACTGAAACCATGCGTGCAAGTAATGAAGGACAGATGCAGCTATGGCGGCAGGCTCAAGCAAAAGGTCTGCTTGATGCCACAGCACAGAAGGTCTGGCTGGTCGCTGACCCTTGCCCTATCTGTGCTGACTTAGATGGTGAGACGGTTGGCATCAATGATTCGTTCAGCATTGGCACTGATCCACCAGCGCATCCGAACTGCAAATGCACCATAGGATTAGTATGAAGATTCTCAAGTGCCTGTATTGCAAAGTCTCTAATGCGGCTGACACACGAGTCTGTTGGAATTGTAAGAGGGCGTTGTAATGGACCCATTACTGCTACTTGTCATCATTTTGATTCTCGTGTTTGTTGCAGCCAATGCGACTCTTTCTTTGGGCAACATTCTTTACATCTTGCTCATTGTGGCCATTGCCATTCTCTTAGTGAAAGCCTTACGCGGTGAACGGATCTGATGAACAAAAACCCAGTGAGAGACATTCTCGCTGCGTGTTGTTTAGCATTGTGGTGCTTAGGAGTAGGAGTTATCTCAGTATCTTCAGAACAACGAGAACAAACCTATGACAGTCTGGAGATACAACGGTTGCGGATGGCGATTGAAGATAACTCTCGCCGCATTGGAAGGTTAGAAGAGTTGAAAGATGCAGGCGCTCGCATTGCAGTGTTAGAAGACAACATGTTCGAGATTAAGTGGTTGTCGCGCTCAGTGGCTGCTGCCTTAGTGGTTCAACTGTTTTTAAATGGCATCTCCATAGGGCGGCGGCGTATTGGAGACTCTTAATGCGATGGCGCATGTGGATAGGGCTGATCTGGTTTCTAATGATCCCTGCTGCCTTGTGCTTCAACATCATTGCACAGCACAGAGCATCACGAAGAAATCGACAAGCTATGGCCACTATGCAACGTCTTGAGCGGTTGATTGTGGTGGTGATTGAAACCTGGGGGCAAGACCCTGCACATGTGCGAGCACTATTACAGGATGCCATTCTTAAAGAGAACTAATGCCTGAAATTCGACATCTTCACTTGGTAGGTGCAACCAGCACTATTCGCACTGCGACCTATGATAACCGCGAGCACCTCGTGGTGCCCGTCGTGGCTATGGTGGAAGGTGTAGTGTGGGCATCTAATTCGGACGTTCCTGAATTTGTGCCCGCAGAAGAACTGGCTGAGACGCCCCATCAATGGAATGGCCGCGGGTGTTTCGCGGGGCATCCCAAGGATGGGAAGACGCCTATCATGGCGAATACTCCGCGCACTCTGGAAAAGAGTTTCGGAGTGATCTTTGATACAGCCACTGCGGAACGAATTCTCCGAACTCGTCGGTTAGAGTTTGATGTCTGGATTGATCCGCAGAAGGCAAAGGCAGTAGGGGCGGCTGCTGAACGGATTGTGGAACGACTGCGCAACAATGAACTCATCGAGGTGAGTGTTGGTGCATTCGTTGAAGCCAAAGATGAAGACGGCACTTTCAACGGTCAGACTTATCATGGAGTGTGGCACAACATTGTCAGTGACCACATCGCCTTTTTGAGTGAAGAGGAGACAGGTGCTTGCAGTAATGAGGCGGGGTGTGGTGCTCCACGTGCTGCTGTGAGACACCGGATTCTCGAATCAGGCATTAAGCGGGAGGTGAAAGTAATGACCCTCAAAGAGAAGTTCGCAGCACTGCGTGTGGACGAGGGAATGAGTGACAACGCAGTGCGCAGAGCTATTGATGCGGCACTGCGGGCAACAGAGCCTGGATACATGGGCATTGACTGTGTCTATCCTGATGATGGCTATGTGGTCTACTACGTTGCGCCAGAAGATGAATGGAAGATGAAACGGCGCAACTATTCAATGGCGAAAGATGGTTCAGCTTCATTGACAGGGAAAGCGGTTGAAGTTGAACCTGTCACAACCTATGAGCCTGTTGCGGCGGCACAGGCAAAGAAACCGCAATTGAAAGCAGCCGATGGGTGTGGCTGCAAAAAAGGAGACATCATGACGAGAGCCGAACTGATTGCTTCGCTGGTCACTGACAAGTTCAGTGGATTCAAGGATGGGGATGAGCCGTTTCTCGAAGCGGCATCCGATGCGCGGCTCGAGGAGTTTCAGCAGCGTGCTGCCTCCAACAAAGCCACGGCTGGTCAGATCAACAAACTCGAGACAGATAACCGCAATCTCGAGGCACGCATCAAGGTCACTGAAGAGCGTCTGCGTGTGGCCGAGTCTCCTCTGTCCGAGGAAGATTTCGCTAGCCGTGCACCTGCCGGGATCAAAGCCATTCTTGATCAGCGCAAGGCTGAGGAAGATGGTATTCGTGCTTCGCTGGTGTCGCAGCTGAAAGACCTGGGTGCGCACACAGAAGAGCAACTGAAGTCCAAGACTATCACTGAACTGCAGACCCTCGCGGCTTACGCGCGCATCGAGGTTCCCGACTTCAGTGGTAAGGGGTTCCCGCGTCTGAACTCCTCGAAGCAGGAGAGCAACGATGATTTCATTCCGCCTAACCCGTATGAAGCGGGTGTGAAGGCGATGCAGGCAAAGGCGCACTAACGCCTCCTGTTCCGAGTCTGAGGTTTTCAAAAGGAGATATCTATCATGTCAATCACCCGAAGCAACCCGAACACAATCTTTCTGGGTGGCGAGCGGACGCAGGTCAATGATCTGGCAGCTGCTGCGACCATCACGCCCGGACATCTCGTTGAACGCGATGATGTTGGTGGTGTCATTCGGTGGAAGCTGGCATCAGCGGACATTGCGGGTCCGCCTGCTGTGGCCACTGAAGCAGCAATGCTCAACAAAGGCGTGGACGATACTTATGCGGCCAATGATCTGGTCGAGGTGAGCATCGGACACAAGGGTTCTGCATTCTGGATGCTGATTGCATCTGGTCAGAACATCGCGGCTGGTGATCTGCTCGGATCGGCTGGTGGTGGAACGCTGAAGAGTGGCGCCACTGTTGCGCGGTTCTCTGCTCTTGAAACGAAGGCCACTGTCACTGTGACGACGCGCATCCGCGTCGAGGCTCTGTAACCAATTCAGGGCTTCGGCCCGATACGAGGAGATACTACATGGAAAAAGAAATGCGCTTCATGGCTACTCCGGATCATCCGGGATGGCAGGGTAACAGTCCGCTGACTAACGTGGTCATGCGGGCGCTGACAGAGGCAGGCGGTTGGTCGATTCCTGCTATGCGCCGTCCTGGTTTCAAGATGATGGCGGCAGTGGAGAATGACCACAACTTCCGTGCTCTTGCTCCGCTGCAGGACAAAGCACAGGTGTTGATTGACAAGGCGGTCGTCGAAGTCGGGCTGCAACGTCTGACTCTGGTGGCGGACCTGTTGGCTCGTGGTCTGACATACAACCTGACAGATCCGCTGAGCGTGGCTCAGTTGGAGTGGAACTCATCGAACAAGGTTGGTGCGGCTCAGCGAACCATGAGTCCATCATCCCGCGGTGAGAACAAAATGCCGATCGTCACGCCGAACCGGCTGCCGATCTATCTCACCACTGACAAGTTCGAGATTGACATCCGCACGCTGAAGATGTCGCAGAGGATCGGCACGCCTCTGGATACCTCGCTGGTCAAGTCCTGCACCCGCTCGGTGAATGAAGCCATTGAAGACGCGGCCATCAATGGTGCGACTACTCTGGATGGACAGGCGCTGACGGTGGCTGGTTACTCTGCACCGGGCATCCTGAACGCGCCGAACGCCAACACGCAGGCACTCACCACTGCTGCGTGGTCCACGGCTCCAGTGGGTTCTACAGTCTTTGATGAGACGATGCTCATGATCGCCAAGGAACAGGGCGACAAGAAGTTTGGACCATACGTGATGTATGTTCCGACCAACGTGGGCAACGCGCTCGACAAGGATTACAACTCCGGCTCGAGCAACCCGATCACCATCCGTCAGCGCCTGCTGCAGATCAACAACCTGACGGACATCCATGTGGCAGATCTGATGCCGACCAACAGAGTCGCGCTCATCCAGATGACTTCGGATGTCATTGATGTCGTGGTTGGTCAGTATCCGACGGTCATTCCTTGGACGTCTCTGGATGGATTCATGATTCACAACCTCGTGATGGCCATCATGATTCCGCGCGTCCGCTCTGACTATGACGGCAACTCTGGGATCTGCATCGGAACCATGGCGTAATAGGAGAGCATGTCATGGAGACTAGAAGTAACCCGAGTGCAGTTCGCCAAGAGTTTGCTTTTGCTGTCACACCGGAAGCGAAGTTCACCATCATTGGTCAAGGATTCAGCACCAATGGAACGGTGATCATTGGCGGATTGCAGGCACCTACTACAGAGTGGGGCGCTGGGTTCATTGCGGGACGCGTGCCGACGGTAGCCAAGAGTGGCAGGGTGGTTGTGGAAGTGCACGCAGCGGGGACTGTGAAGCGTGGAGAGTTCACCGTCTAATGATCACCAATAAGGGCGTGGTGGAGATCGACCCTCTCCACCGCGTCTTTGTTCACAATGGTCAAAAGTTTCGAACAGCGGATGGTATCTACTACGAACGTGGTGAAGGAGATACCATCCGTCGTCAAATTCCCAAGGTGCGTGGGAAG